TTTGGTATCGTATCATACTTTTCATGATAATCCTTCAATTTACTGACAATCAATCTCATATATTCATCATCGAAATATTTTGGTTCCATGATGTCAATAATTTTACCGGCGAATTTATGATCTGTCATCATTTGACTGATCAGTTTTAACTGAAAAGACTGCCCTAAATAACCTAAATAAACATCTTCCTTACTCATATAAATAACTTCTTTTGGGTTTAAAAATAAATATCTTCAAAGTACCTGGTCTAGGTATTTTTTTTCATATTTTTTTTGACTTAGTGTTCTTTGGATCTCACGAATAATTTTAGGTATACTTTTTCTAATGTCAACAGTATATCTAACTTTTGGCGGATAAAAATTTCCACTAAATGGTTTAAATGCAACAGACTTTTTATCAATCTTTATTTCAAAAGTAAAAATGTCCTCATTTTCAAATACATCCTTCTGATTTATTTCTTCAGGTTTTTGATAAACATATGGGTTATGATACCCCCAAAGGTAGTCTTCAGCCTTCTCTCTTAGATCTGTTTCTATCATGTAAACACAATCATCAGCCAATTCTTTCATTTCCAAAGAACGAATGGACTTTGAGTTATAGTTGAATATGTTAAAATATCTTTGGCATATTATATTTCCATTGATATATAGTATGAACTCAAACCTCTCTTCTTTTACTTTTTTCATAGTTTCAAATTTATGATTTTAAATATAATTTTTTTTCTTTTTTAATGATGTTTTGGAATGGCATTAAATAGTTTAGATATCCTTCGTAACCTCCAGGTATCGCATCCATAATACCATCCTCAGACATCATCTCTAAAAGGTTTTTATTTGTTCTACCATCGGGATCAATATGAGCATCAAATAAATGGTCAAGATCGTCTTTACACCCTTCCGTAATCATAGGACTGGATAGATCCATTATCTCTCTATTTATTTCATACAATCTATTTCCTTGAGAACCCAAGGTAACACCGTTTATGATATTATCCAAAGCCACCAATCTCTTCTTTCGCTGAGACTGTATGTCTTCCAGTTTTTCAAACACTTCACTCAAAGTGACTTTTGTTTCTGATATCTCTGGAATATGTTTTAAAATGGTTTTGGCTTTAACTCCTTTCACACCTTTTATGTTATCACTAGTGTCACCTTGTAGAATTTTCATCAACAATGCGTTTTCATGATGGAAACCGAAAAATTTGTTAAAGTTATCAGGTGTTATCCTTACCTTTTTATCTTGAAAGAAAACACTAACGTTTTCGTTTATTAGTTGGCACATATCCCTATCATTGGTTATGATAACCACTTTTTCATTTGGTTTTATATTTTGACAATAATATCCAATACAATCATCGCTCTCAACAACAGGATCTTGATACTGTCTTATAAACAATTCTTCAAGATAAAGTTTTACCCTTTCTTTCTGTAATAATAAATCCATCTCCTGTGGTATGCTACCATTCTCATAATCCTTACCTCTATTTGCTTTATATTCTGGTAATATATGATAACGTAATTTCCCACTAAATTGACCATCCCAGAAGACAAATACTTTGTCAATTATGTTTTCATTTATAACTTTTCTTAGTGTGGTAACGAATTGATACAACCCACCGATGTGAGTCCCATTGTAATACATGTTCTTCGCACCATAATAAGATGTTTTTAAAATTGCATCTCCATCAACTAATAACGTATGTGTAACTTTTTTTCTGGTTGGTCTTTTCACAGACTTATATTAAAGTGGTTAAAAAAAAATAAAACTAAAAATCATCAGATGTTTCAACGATAGAACCAACTGCTTCATCATCTCCTAATACAATATCACCGTTATCCTGATCACCAAAAGATTCAAAAACTTTGAACCAATAGTCAGCGTGCTCGGCCTTGTACTTTTTAATCTCTCCATCTGATGCCTCCAAAAACCCATGAGGGGTGGCAATAATCCGTCCATCGGAAAATCCCAACCCATTCATATGGTTCTTGTAGATACCTACTTTTGTTCTCATTGCAAAATTCACCTTCCTATTATTTTTAGTAGCAGGAATTCGTGAAACCCCAGCACTGGCTTCATTACCAAAAAGGAAAACCAATGAAGATGATAGAAATATACTATTACCCCCTTTTGGTTTTATTCTCGGTACTGCTCCGTAACCAATAGGTATTTCTACCCAAGGTTGGTTTACGAAGATAGCAGTGTTGGTGTATTGTGATGTCTCCTTACGGGAAGACGTTATCCTCTGTGCTAATCCCATTCCCCATTTTTCTGATATAACTCTAGCGGTATGTTGGTTTCCACCTTTACCGTTAAAACTCATCTCACAAGGAATTGAACCAATAGAGTCTACACAAAACACCAAATCATATGGTAGGTTACCAGCAGCTTGTTCGTCCAACATTGAATTCATATAATCAAACACTTTTTCAACATATTCAAAACCAAGCTTATCAATAAACAAACCATCCCAATAAACTTCTCCCGTCTCTTCATCAACTTTCTTCTCACATTCCAAACCCAATAGTTTAGCATGTTCAAAACTCCATTTCTGTTCAGTGATGATAAAAACAGGTAGTTTACCTTTCTTCTGAGCGACAGCACCTGCTTTAACAAGAGCGGTTGTCTTTCCAGTGTCAGAATGTCCCAATAACATATTCACATGACCTTCAGCAGGTCCTGGAATTCCACATGCTTTTTGAAACGCCTCACCAAGATCAAAATACGCATCTTCTTTGTATTTAACTCTTGTTGAAAACTTCTTCTTTATATCCTGAAAAGATGTATTACTCTTTTTTAAGGGTGCTTTCCGTTTCGCCATGACCTACTAAATTAAAATGGTAATTCATCATCGTCTTCAACAACATTAGCATCTGCCTCCACAGTGACATTATTACTGGCTTCAGTAGTTTTGAATTCAGCTTCTAATTCATCGTTCTGTTTAGCGGCTAATGCCTCTTCCGTTGTGAAACCTTTGTTTTCTTTGTCCCACACTGGTGTCTCTTGACGAGCAACAATCTCCAAATATTCAATTGGTTGAGCTCTGTAAACATCTTTGTAAGTTTCGGTATTATTTAACCAATTTTCAGCCTTACTCTTTTCACTTGTCAACAATTCCTTATCCCCAGGTATAATAGCGGTTATAATGCTATATCCTTTGTCGCTTCTGGACAACATTAAACTAACGTCTCTTCCTTCACGTGGATCAGTAATGTCTCCAAACTTTTTGAATAACGCAATAAGTTTGTCAAATACACCTTCACCTTTATAGTTATGTCTAAATCTCCAGAATTTTACTCCTTCGTCTTCGGCATCCCTATCAATAACTTTAATAACATACCATTTACGTGGTCGATAGACACGAGCCAACTTTCTGTCGTCTTCTCTGCCTGTCAACAACAAAGCTTGTTCAGCTTCATATAATGGACAATCCTCTCCGTCATTTAATTTTCTAGAGTACAACTTTCTCCATTGTCCCCCTACTTGCATTTCATGCCAATGAGCCTCAACAAAAGGACTTCCATCTTTGGCAGGAAGAATTCTACAAGTTTTTTCACCTGTTTTTTCACCTTTTCTAAGCTTATCAGAAAAATACTTTGTCAAATCAACTCCACCACCACCTGATCTAGATGATGAATCACTAGTTTTGTTATGCTCATACTGATTTAAAATAGCATCTAATACATTTTTACTCATAATCAACTTCTTTTAATAATTAAAAAATAATAACAATATAAATATAATAAAAAAGTACCAAAAAGTAAACCCATAAGCGGGTCTTTTTTGATACTTAAATATAGTTTTTTTATTTTAGATTGTCAACTAACTGTTACCATTTATATTGATTGGGTTTAAACTTTAGATGTCCTGTGTATGTGGAATCTCCCGGTTCTTCCATAGTAGTGTCTTCACTATCAAAGTCTATTTTAAATTCAAAATCCTCTGTTGCTGGTTCACCCAAGCTGTTAAAAACACTAACACTACCTTGAACATCACCATAATATAACGTAACGCTAACATCATC